CGGCGGTGGCCCTATTATTGATCCTACAACTACCGATCTTGTTGATAAAATAGTTCAAGATTTTACAAAAGCGGTTGAAACAATTCCTAACCCACAAACCTCATTACCTGGTTATGGTGCTTATCGTGCTGGTGAAAGAAATACATCAAGCCCAATGACTAGCAATAGTGGATTACCTGGTTATCAAGATTATCGGGCTGGTGAGCGAGCCTCATCTCCTAATGTAAATATTACTGTTAATGGCAGTGTTACCTCATCAAATGATTTAACTGAAACAGTTAGAAATGGTATTTTGGCTGGTCAAACTTCAGGTAGATCAATTACTGCAAGAGTTTTGGATTTGTAATGCCAGGTACTCCAACCCTTGGTGTTTCCATTGACTTTGCAAATGGCCCCGCCTTTGGTAACCCATTAATTTTAGATGATCCAACAACTCCGCTTGGAACAGGTATTTTGGCTGATGCCCCTGGCGATGTTGTTGATGTTTCAGATATTGCTATTCAAGTTAGCATTCGTAGAGGCAGAAACCGCATCCTTAACAAATTTGAGGCTGGCACTGCGGTAGTAGTTTTAGCCGATGATAATGGCAATTGGTCGCCCGCTAACACATCCTCTCCCTACTATGGCAAATTGTTACCTTTGCGCAAGATTCGTATCTATGCAGATTATGATGATGGTGGCGGAGTAGATCGCTATTACTTATATTCTGGTTATATTACAACTTACAACAGCACCTATGGTTTAGGGGTAGATGAAACATCCTCGATTACTTTGCAATGTGTTGATGGTTTTAGATTATTAAATGGTATTGGAATCAGCACTGTTGCAGGTGCTGGCTCACCTCAATTATCTGGCGATAGAATAAATACCTTATTAGATGTTGTAAACTGGCCAGAATCTCAGCGTGATATAAATTCTGGAAATAGTACGCTCCAGGCTGATCCTGGCACATCTGATAGAGATTTACTTGGAGCAATTCAACTGGTTGAATCCTCAGAATTCGGCGGTTTTTTTCTATCCGCCGAGGGCAACGCAACCTTTTTATCTAGGGATACAATTAGCCAAAAGGCTGATGAAACTCCAACAGTATTTGCTGATGATGGAACAGGTATTACTTACCAACAAATTGAGTTTGCCAATGATGATACCTTGCTAGTAAATGATGTAACAGTTACTCGCCTAAATGGAACTAGCCAAAATACATTCGATCAAACTTCGATAGATACTTACTTCCTTCACTCTGGCAAGCGTGATGGAATCCTAGTTCAAACCGATGCCGAGGCGCTAGATCAGGCTCAAACCCTGCTAGTCGCCCGAAAAGATACAACTGATCGTATAGATTCAATGACCCTAAACCTTTTGGATTCCTCAGCCCCTACCAAAATTGTGGCTGGATTAAACCTTGAAATATTTGATTTGGTAAATGTAACTAAAACTGTTCCAGGTGGCTCTACAATTACCAAAGAACTATTTGTGCAAGGTGTCCAGCAAGATATAACTCAAACAATGTTTACTACAAAACTGCTAACTTCAGAACCTCTAATTCAGGCATTTATCCTTGATAGTACAACCTCTCAAGGTCGCTTGGATTCTGGTATCTTAAGTTATTAACTAAGGAGCAAAATGGCAAAACAAACCTTCACCACTGGGCAGGTACTGACCGCAGCCCAGATGACTAGCCTTCAACAAACGGCAATGGGCGGTGGATCAGCAACGGCAAAAACTACCAGTTATGTTTTAGTAGCAGCCGATGCGGGTACTACTGTTGCAATGAACGCGGCAGGTTCAACAACAATAACTGTAAATACCAGTTTATTTGCAGCAGGTGATGTTGTATTTATCCAAAATCTTGGCGCTGGAGCAACGACTATTACTGCTGGTACTGCAACAGTTACTACATCAGGCTCATTAGTTTTAGCCCAAAATCAAGGCGGTAAGTTATATTTCACTAGCGCAAGTGCTGCTATCTTTTTCCAATTTGCTACACCAGCCTCTGGTGATATTGAAGGTGTAACAGCAGGAACAGGTTTATCAGGAGGCGGAACTTCTGGAACTGTTACTTTAAGCATTAATACTGCCGTAACTGCTGATTTGACTACTGCTCAAACGCTTACTAATAAAACGCTAACAACTCCAACAATTAGTTCGCCTAAAATTTCATCTACCTATACTGCTAAAACTGCTGCATATACCTTTGCAAGCGGTGATGAAGGTCAATTGTTCTCAATGAATAATGCTGCAACGCAGCAATTCAATATACCAACAGATGCTACTTTTAACTTTGCGGTTGGAACTGAGATAAATGTATTTTGGATTACAGGCGCAGGTCAGCCAACCATAGGTGCAGCAACACCAGGAACTACCACTGTTATTTCAACAGGAGCCACTAGCGCAACTCCTAAATTGCGTGTGGCAAACTCTGGTGCAACTTGCAAAAAAATAGCAGCAAATTCTTGGATAGTGTTTGGTGATTTAGCCTAATGACCCCAATGTTAGGAATTATGGCAAGTTCAATAAGTGGTAGTAAAATTAGCACCAGTTCTTACGAATCTATTGCTACTGCTACTGGCACAGGTTCAAGCGGCACAATAACTTTCAGTTCAATACCTGCTACTTACAGCCATTTACAAATTAGATGTATTGCTCGTACCGATACAGGATTTGCAACGGATTATATTCAATTTAGATTTAATAGTGATACTGGTAGCAATTATACCTATCACGGTTTAGAAGGTGATGGAGCAAGTACTGCTGCATTTGGTGCAGCCAGTCAAACTGTCGCACTTGATACAAATATAACTGGATCTGCCGCAACTGCAAACGCTATGGGAGCGGCAGTTATAGACATAATAGATTATGCCAGTACATCTAAATATAAAACGGTTCGCACGATAGGTGGACAAGATCAAAATAGTGGTAGTAATACAGGTCAGATCAGATTGATGTCTAATTTGTGGTTATCAACATCAGCAATAAATAGAATTGATTTGACTTCTTACCGTTCGGCAAATTGGACTACATCTACAACTTTCGCCCTATATGGAATTAAAGGTGCATAATGGCTAGTACATATGAGAAAATTGCATCAACTACTTTAAATAGCGCAACTGCAAGCATAACTTTTAGTTCTATACCAAATACTTATACAGATTTGGTTTTAGTATTAGTGCCAAAATATGTATCAACTACTGCGACTAAATTGACCATTAACTCAGATACTACTACTAATTATTCTGCTACTTGGTTTTATGGTGATGGTTCAACGGCTGGGTCTTTTCGTTTATCAAATGTATCGCCAGTTATCATAAATTATTTTAACAATACTTCAGCACAATCATCAATGAATATTCTTAATTTTCAAAACTATTCAAATACAACAACTTACAAAACTTATATATCACAAAATAACAATGCTGGGGCTGGTACAGATGCAGGAGTTTTTTTATGGCGTAACACAAACGCTATTACCAGTATTAAATTAGAACCAGGAACAGGTAATTATGATACTGGTACAATCGCAACTATCTACGGAATACTAAAGGCGTAACTATGGCAACCTATACTTTAATTAGTTCTAATGTTTTATCTTCTGCAACATCATCTGTAACTTTTTCATCAATACCTTCAACTTATACAGATTTAGTAATAAGGGCTTCAATCAGGGATAATGTTGATTCCAATCAAGGTGCTGTTGCCATGACTTTCAATAGCAATACAAGTGGTTATGGTGCAAAAGATATATATGGAGATGGTAGTACTGTGGCAACTTTTAGTCTTAGTTCTATCGCCTATGGTTGGGCTGGCACTATAACTGACGCTAATTTAACTGCTAACTCATTTTCAAGCCATGAAATTTATATTCCTTCATATGCTTTAAGTCAAAACAAAAATTATTCAGTTTATAGTGTTGTTGAAACCAATTCTACAACTGCAAAGTTTTTGGTAAGTGGTGGTGGAATTTGGTCAAATACAACGGCTATAACTAGCATTACATTAGCAATAAATACCAACCCTAATTTTGCTTCAGGCTCATCATTTTATTTATACGGAATATCCAACGCTTAACAAAGGAGAAAACAATGCCAACTAAACTAATCGTAGATTGTTCAACAGGTATAACTACCGAAGTTGAATTAACTGCTGAGGAAATTGCGGATATGGAAACTGCAAGAGTAGCGGCTGAGGCAGATCGTGCAGAGCGCGAGGCAGCAGCAACCGCCAAGGCTGCCGCGAAGGCAAGTGCCAATGCCAAATTAAAAGCATTAGGGTTATCCGACGCTGAGATTGCCGCATTCTAATTGCTTTACGATTTCCCAGATATAACAAAAAGTATTGATGAAGCCATTGATGCTATTGAGGATTCGGGGCTGATTTAAAGGAGAGCAATGCCAATTAGTTCAAGCCAAACAAGCGTTACCACTGCCGCAACTTTATTAGTAGCAGGAGATGCCCAGGCCGAGGAAGTTCATTTTCATTCATCATCAGGCACAATTTATTTAGGTGATAGTAATGTAACCTCATCAACTGGGTACAGAATGGATAATGGCGATAAAGCAGTTTTTGCTAATCACGAAAACGCAATATACGGCATTACTTCAACAGGTAGCGCAACGATGAGTGTATTGGTAATTACGAAATGACCGCTAACGAATGGGCCGCAATATGTGTTGCGGTTGGAACGCTGATTGGATTTTTAGTAACAGGTGTAAGGTTCTTAGTTAAGAGTTATCTTTCAGAACTTAAGCCCAATGGTGGAAACTCGGTGCGTGATCGCATTGATAGTATAACCTGCCAAGTTGATCGGCTAGAAGCCAGGATAGATGAAATTTACAGATTATTAGTTAACAAACAATAGGGGTGTTATGAGTAAAGTAGTTGAAATAGCCAAAGCCCAAATTGGCTACAAAGAAGGTTCTAATAATGAAACAATCTTTGGTAAATGGTATGGTGCAAACAATCAACCTTGGTGCGCTACCTTTGTTTCCTGGTGCTTTAATGAGGCTGGTTTAATATCTACTATCACCGCCCAGAGTAAAAAAGGATTTGCCTCTTGCGATGCTGGCCTTAAATGGTTTAGTAACAAAAATAAAGTAATTCCAATAGGTCAAGCCCAGGCTGGGGATATTGTATTTTTCCAATTTGATGCTGATGCGCAGCCTGATCATGTCGGAATCGTTAAATTTAACAACACTGCGTTAAAATACCTTCAAGTTATTGAGGGTAATACCTCAAGTGGTAATGTAGGAAGCCAATCAAATGGAGATGGTGTGTTTTTAAAAAAACGCTCCTACTCCCTGATAATGGGTGTAGTTCGCCCTTAAAGGATAAAAATGGATAAGTTAATCGCTAAGTTAAAAGACCCAAAGAGTAAGGCTGCATTTAAGTCTTACCTAAGAGCAGTAATTGCATCAGCAATAACAATGGGATTAGCCCTGGCTGCTGACCTTGCTCCAGAACAGGCAATTCTAATTGGAGCGTTAGCCGCACCTGCCGCTAAATGGGCCGATAAAACAGAGCGCGAATACGGCATAGGTTCAAAGTAACATATGGATCGGGGGGAAATTTTAGATGAGGCTAAGGCACTCACCTACACCAACAGGCAAAATGATTATGGAACGCCTGCTATTAACTTTGATCGTATTAGCAAGTTTCTATCTGCTTATCTTGAGCGCGAAGTAACACCTGAACAAAGCGCTATGATTTGCGCACTAATCAAGGTGGCAAGATCAATGGAAACCTATAAGGCTGATAATTACATTGATGGCGCTGCTTACTTTGCAATAGCGGGGGAGTTGGCAAATGGTGGAGAGTGATTTAATAGTTTTAATTCCTACTCGCGGGCGGCCTGATAATGCTGTTGCGCTAGAGCAGGCTTTTGTAGATACAAATACGACGGCTAAAAGATTTTATATTGTAGATTTTACTGATGAAACTAGAAAAGAATATACTCACAAACTACCAGTTGAATCTGTAATTATGGTTCATAATGAAACTGGTGGGATGGCTTACCCATTAAATTACATAGCCCGCCAATTTACTAGCGAGTTTGATAACTTTGCATTTATGGGAGATGATCACCGCCCAAGAACTGCCAACTGGGATAAGTTATTTGTTGAGGAACTTTATTCAGGCTCAGATATTGTTTATGGAAATGATTTATTCCAAGGCTCAGCACTGCCAACTGCGGTAGCGATGTCGGCTGAGATAGTTAAACATCTCGGCGGGATGGTTCCTGATAATTTGCGCCACTTATACCTAGATAACTTCTGGTTAAAACTAGGTCAGGATTTAGGTAAGATTAAATATATGCCAGAGGTAATAATTGAACATTGCCACGCCTTTAACGGCAAAGCGCCTATGGATGATAATTACGCCAGGGTGAACGCACCAGAGGTTTATTCAGCCGATAAAGTTGCCTATAATAATTATATTGTTAGCGATCAATATCAAACACTGCTGGCTAAACTTAAATGAAAATCCTGATTACAGGTGATGAAGGTTTTGTAGGTAGGGCTTTTCACCGAGCGCTGGACACAAAGAATAATGATGTAGTTGGCTTTGATATTAAATCAGGCATTGATGCTCGCAAATTCTTTGCAACTGATAACACTTACTTTGATGTAGTAATTCATCTAGCCGCCGTAGTCGGTGGCCGTGCCACCATTGAAGGTAATCCTTTGGCGGTTGCCACCGACCTGGCGATTGATTCTGATCTATTCCAATGGGCGCTTAGAACTCGCCCTGGTCGAATTGTTTATTTCTCATCCTCTGCTGCTTATCCAATAATGCTTCAGCGAGCAAGATTTAAAGCGCAACTAAGTGAGCAAGATATAAATTTAGATCACATTAGAACTCCTGATCAAACTTATGGCTGGAGTAAATTAACTGGCGAGATGCTTGCGCAGTACGCCAGAGATGAAGGTTTGAAAGTAACAATCCTTCGCCCATTTTCAGGTTATGGAAATGATCAATCTTTAGAATATCCATTCCCATCTTTTGTTGCTAGGGCTAGGCAAAAAGTAAATCCTTTTCCTGTTTGGGGAACTGGTAACCAAGTAAGAGATTTTGTACACATTAACGATGTAGTTGAAGCAACTTTTGCAGCCGTACTTAACGGCGTTGAAGTTATGAATATCTGCTCTGGTAGGGCAACCTCTTTTATTGAATTAGCAGAAATGATGATGCTCGCTGCTGGTTACTTAGCACCAATACAAAGTAATCCAAATGCGCCAGTTGGCGTTGAGTATCGTGTTGGTAATCCGAGATTTATGAATATGATTTATGAACCAAAGATTTCCTTAGAGCAGGGCATTGCGCTAGCGCTTGCCCAATAAAAAATCCCTACCTCGCCAGCCGTCGGCGGAGGTAGGGATTTTTTTCTTTTTACTTAGGATTTACTATGTACTCAGAATGATCTGAATATTTATATGATTTTAATTCATATCCAAATCCATTTAATAATTCATTAAGAGTTACTGAATCATCATTTGATGCAGTTCCTATTACTATTACCATTCCATTTGTTCTACCTCTTGCAACTAAATTATTTAAAGAATTATCTTTAATTAATTTTCTTACTTCTACTGCCTTCATTATTTTGTTACCCAAGTGTAATTGTGATCCTGTGTTTTGTGATACCAAACTTCATCTGCAACATAACTGCGAGTTGCTCCACCAGTTCTGGTTTCCCAACCGCAAGAACATTTAACATCGTAACCCCAATCTCCTTGGTGGCTTGCATTGTGTGCAATTTTTTCATTGCCTGCATAAACAAACCACTTGATAGTTACTTTCTGATCTGTTGCTACTAACTTCATTTTGTTGCCTCCTTTAGGGGTCTTTCCCCAATGAGATAAATGTATAGGCAAATGTCTATACGCGCAAGTACCTAACCCAATAAATCCTTCGGCGTGTCTATCCTGGCGAACGCCCGCTTAGCCTGGCTCTGGTAGCCCAGATTAAGCATCCAGGGCGGAACTGGGCGCAGTGGGCGCTGGCGGGTGAGGCAAACTATGCCCAAGGCTACCCAGCCCCCAAAGTAAGCCAGGATCGCCCAGGGCATCACTCGCCTGCCCTTGCCGACGGCTGCCAGCACTGTTAAAACTATCCAAAGGATTTTCACTTGATGTAATCCTTCAAATAATCATTGATAACCTCAGAGGCGGTTTTATCCTCTGCTGCTGCCTTGATTCGAACTTTGTTCCAAATTGCATCTGCAATCCGAATTGATCTTTGTGGTTTCGTAGCCATTACTCTCCTAATAGTGTTTTTAGATGCGGATTTAAAACTTTCATACTGGTATAGATAGCCCTGCTCATTTCATCAGGATCGCTGCTATTGCTAGCAGTAATTAGAACTTCAGCCGATGCCAGCATATCCATTTGCATTTCTGTAAATATTGCTTTCATTGCGCCCATATTTTCACCTCCCTTTCATCATCATATTGGAATGTAAAACATCACACTTTGGGCAAACTAGGCACTGGAACTGTTCGCCATTATCGTATTGATACCAACGCCTAACTAAGTTGCCGCTAGGTTTTTCACACATCATACAATTTTTCATTTTACTTACCTTCCTTTAAACATTGATTGCAAATTGGTAAATAACCATGCCTAACAATTAAAGCAGTAACTGCTTGATTGCCACATGGGTTCATAATGTTTTTCTGGCATTTTTGCTCAATGATTTCATCATAGAAATCCATAAAAGAAAAATCCTTTTGTTTCATTTTACTTACCTTCCTTTAGGTAGCACTGATCCATTGAGCCGAAGCAGTAGCCGTCGGCGGTGTAATTAATATGAGTTGCCAAGAAATAAATCGTGGCCAGCGTTAGCAGCCAGAAACTGATCCTGGCTACCTTGCGAACTTGCAGATACTTTTTAGAGCGTTGCACTACTTAGCACCTACCAATTGTTCTGATTGTAGTTTTGTTAATTCTTTATTATAGGCATCAAATAAATGAGCAAAAATGCCATTGAAAGAATTAGGCCTGTAAATTATTTCATCTTTGTAAGTATTACCAGCCTTACCATTTTTTAGAACAGAAACAAATGATGCTCTGCCCATTGGATTTTTTACTCTTTCTAATTGAGATTCTGTTGTATCTGAGTTCCAATCTTTATCAATAACTGCATAAATACAGAAATATTTTTTGCCATTAATTTCTACAACTACTTGATCATTTTCAGTAGAGTAAGAATCAAAGATACTAATATTGAAACAGGTTGTTACTGATTTGTTACTTGTTATTTCTAGCATTTGGTGCCTTCCTTTTTATGGGCTACCTGGTGTAACCCATTGAGATAAATGTATAGACACTTGACTATCTGGTCAAGTACCTGCAACCCATAGATTCGGCGTGTCGCGACAATTTTCCCCTCAGAAGTCAGTTATCTATGCCACAATCGCCCTACGCCCAGAAACCTGGGCCTAAAAGGGGGTAATGAAGTGGAAATAGGTATCGTGCTGGTAGCGGCAGTTCTTGCCTTGGCTGGAACTTCCCTTGCCACAATGCTGACCAATGGAACTGATGATTGGGCAGGGCAAGTAAAGAGGGCTGAGAAAAGCCGTGCCAAGATGAAAAAGGCGCTGGGCAAATGAGCGATGAAACTTGGAGTGATGTATTTAAAATATTTATCACCAATGACGGCTCCTATCATCTTTATTTAGAGGAACAGGAAGCCTGCGTAGATTTAATCGAAAATGTAACTGATGAAATTGAAGTTACTGATTTTGCTGAGATGAAAAAAGCCTCAGCAGCCGATCTGCGTGATGATTTTGCAACTATGCGATTGGATTCAATTCGCAAAAATATGCCACCAATGGCATTAAAGATTGCCACTCTAACCGAAAGAGAACTATTGGATTTGGCTCAGGAAATAATCCAGGTAGTTCAGAATAAAAATAAGATTAGATTGGAAATCGTAAAGTAATGGCTAACCCAAATGGTAGGAAAGGCGCCGCTTTTGAAACTGCGGTTCTAAAATTCTTTCGCGCTGCTGGTGTCGTAGCAGAGCGGCTGACCAAGGCTGGCGCCAAGGATGAAGGCGATTTAGTTGTAATCATCTCTGGCGTAACCTACATTTTAGAATTAAAGAATCGAAAGAAGTTAGACTTACCTACCTTTTGGGATGAAGCAATTACTGAGGCCGAGAATTATTCTAGGGCCAGAAATTTAGATTTTATTCCGCCTGCTTATGTAATAGTAAAACGGCGCAATGCTGGCATAAATAAATCTTGGGTAATTCAAGATTTAGATCAATGGCTTGCTAGTAAATGAGCGATTTTGAACTTATATCCGATTCCCCCAAATTCCAAGATGCGTTATGCGCTAAGTTGGAGGATAAAGATTATTTTTTCCCTGATGGAAAAATACTTGAGGCAAACCGCCTCCCAGAGTTACAATCAATTTGTTCACTCTGTACACATAGAAAGGAATGCTTGGAATACGCTATAAAGGAGAGAATCCCATTCGGCATTTGGGGTGGAACTACTGGCGAGATGCGCAATAGATTATTTAAAAACCAATCTATATTCGTGGAACGCAGGGGTAAAGCCAAAACTGTTCGTAAAATGTACGATGAAGGAAGTTCTCCAGAACACATAGCATCTTTTTTACAGGTAAATCTGCCTTATGTTAAGGAAATGATTCGCCGTTATGAAAAGATGAAAATGAAGGGAGCAATCCAATCAAACCTGAATATAGAAAAGTTATCGCACGAATTGCGCTTATCGTCGGGGTCAGCGCAATGACTTCTTTAGTGCTTAGTGCTATGAACCCTCAAGTGGCTAACCCAATTGAGAAAAAATTGTTAATTGACCAGGTAGATGCCAGGCAGTTAGCAATGGAGTTACTAGACGCTAAAGATTTTAAATGTTGGGATCAACTGATGACTAAAGAAAGCCATTGGGCAGATCGCAAAAATCCAGTTAGTTCGGCTGAAGGAATTGGCCAACTACTAGATGGAACTATGGAGAATCTGGGTATGAAACGCTCTGATGCTCCAGCAGCGCAAATGGTTGCAGCCCTTGCCTATCTTGGGCGGCATTATGGTTCTGGCGGTGCTTGCTCTGCCTGGAACCACTGGCAAAAAAATAAATACTGGTAAAAACTCAAGGGGGTAAAGTGAGTACAGAAATAGAAACAGGCGTTGTTGATTTTGATAACAACACTGCTGCTTGGCTAGAGAATTACAAAAATGCAATAGTCAAGTTAAAAGAATGGCAAGAAGTTGCTGATGTCGCCAGAGCGCATATTGAAGTTGCGCTCGGCGATGCTGAAACTGGAATGTATCAAAACAGGCCAGTTGTTCGCTGGAGTTTAGTTGAAACTAGGCGATTCGATACCAAGCGGGCTAGAGAAATCTTGCCTCAGCAGGTTATTGATAGTTTAGAAGTTATTTCTAAATCTCGGCGATTCTCCATAATGGAGCAGGAAAATGAGTAGTACAATCATCCCTGCTCCATTATTTGATCCACCACCATTTAATCCAATAACGCCAGAGGAAGGCGATGACTACGAGGATGATGAATAACTTAGTAGCACCCAATAAACCAAGTAAACAAATGGCGATAGATATTGCCAAAATTATTACTGATGCTGGAACTTGGACACCGAGGAGTAAGCAGGTATCCATTGGCCCATCAGAAATTGGCCACGAATGTTTACGCCGTCTTGCCTATAAATTAATTGATATTCCAAAAGCAAATGAAGGCAGCAATGGTAACTGGGCAGCCCAAGTTGGAACTGCAATTCATTCTCATCTCGCTGAAATCTTTATGAAAGTTGAAGGATTCCAGGTAGAACAAAAGGTACAAATCAGAGGCGGGCTATCTGGCACAATTGATCTTTACGATGAAATTCGCGGAATCGTAATGGATTGGAAAACAACAGGAGCATCAGGATTAAAAGAACGCCGCAGTAGCGGTGCTACTACGCAACAACAAATTCAAGTTCAACTTTATGGCTATGGATTAGCCCAGCAAGGCGCAGTTGTAAATAAAGTTGCACTTATTTATTTACCAACATCAGGCGGTATAGATGATATGCACATCGAACTTTATGATTATGATGAGAAAATCGCACTGGCGGCCCTTGAGCGATTAGATAATTTATATGCGCTGCTTACATCAATTGATGTTGAGCAGTTTCCGTCAATGTGGGCAGTTATACCAAAGGTGAGCAGCCGCCTTTGCAACTACTGCCCATATTTCCAACCATTTAGTAAAGATGAATCAATTGCTTGCGCTGGCGATACAATATGAGCCTTGATGAAGCAACGATTAATGATTTAAAAAAGTTGAAGGAGGAGTTAGAATCAAATCTAATTCATCAACAACAAATGCAACACCCAATCCAAACCACAAACCAAACAGAAAGCGGGGAATGAGAATGACTTTCTCAGCACCAA